ATTAGCCGCACGCATGATGCGTGTTTTTTTATCGCAGACAGTGCGTGTTTTGGAATCCACAATTTCAAACCAATTTCCAACCAATTTTCTCCAATTTATTCCAATCTTCCAATGCCATTGATTTATATAGAAATTTTAGTATAAAAAATATGAGCCCAACTTCTTTACAATCTCAAACCAATTGTTGACGTTCGCCAATTTGTGTGATACATGTCTGAAAATTGACTTTTCTCAATTTAAGGGCTATCGCATGGGTTTACAGATGCAGAAAATAGAGCGTCAGAAAATCAAAACTGTTCCAGGTAGAGTTGGGACACCATCAAAGATCAAGCATCAATCCGTTAAACAAATCACTGGTAAGACTCCCGTTAAGGGAAAATCTATTTCGTTGGATATTGATATTCAGCCAATGAAAGGTGTGTCTGGAAGTAAGGGTAAGATGGGTCAGTCTAGTTCGATGAGGCAGATGAAATGAGTAAGGCTTATTTGAAGGTAATTTTGAGCGAGACGCCTAATTGTGAAGATGATACGACCGTTTGCAGTTCATTGTATGAATTTGAGAATCGCCGTGATGATCTCACTGAATCCTTATTAAAAGAAAGGTGTTCAATAGCGGTTCCGTATATTTTGAAAAAATTTAACGAAATTAAATGGGGAAAAAAAATGAGAGGTACTGTTAAAAATATGTTTGAACAAGATTATGCTGATATTTTACATTCTCTTTTTGGTAAGCCTATTAGTGATTCTGATAAATCGGAGAAATCAATGACACGTCAAGATCATCACAATGAAATCGTTAATATTTTGGTTGACTTGAATGACGCGATAAAAATATATGATGGTTGTTGCGGAAATGTAATTGGTTCTGATGAAAGGGAGCAGTTGAATATCTTGCAAAAAACTTTAATTGGAAGTGCGAGAATTCTTAAAGATATTTACAAAATTATTTAATCTGAAAATACAGACAATTTACAGAAGGCCAAGAAATGTCAAGAGATCATCTATACAAGAAGGGACAATCTGGCAATCCAGCAGGAAAACCGAAGGGCTCTAAGAACAAGCCAAAGTTTAGCGTAATGCAAACGTGCGCCGATCAAAAGTTTGACCCTTGTATGGAGTTAATAAATATTGTTCGAACTCCTGGCGCAAGTCTTCATGCAAAAGTACAGGCGTGTATAGACATCATGGCGTACATGGACGCCAAGAATAAACCAAAAGATAGTGAAACAGGTTCAACGGATGACAGATACGTTCTTCATATGAATTTTGGAGAACCAGACAAGAACGCAAAAACAACAGTTGATGGCTTCGACAACGTATAACGCTACGATAGCGAGCAGTAAGTTTCACGCAAGCGATGCGTTTGTAAGGCTTCAACTTGGGCCAGTAAGGTGCGGTAAAACAGTTTCAAGTTGTGCGGAAATATGGAGAAGAGCCTGTGAGCAAGAGTCTGCTCCGGATGGAATTAGATACAGTAGATGGGCGATTTTTAGAAACACATACCCAGAATTAAAGATGACAACAATAAAGACTTGGTTGGATTGGTTCCCAGAAAAGATATACGGAAAAGTAAAGTGGGACTCTCCGATTACGCAAGTTATTGAGATTAAGGATTTAAGGGTTGAAATTATATTTGTGTCTCTTGATAGGCCTGAAGATATATCAAAGCTTTTGTCTTTGGAGTTGACTGGTTGTTATTTTAATGAGTTGCAATTTATACCAGAAGTTATTTTTGATGCGGCTTTAAAGCGCGTTCATCAATATCCTCCTAAGAAAATGGGCGTACCCATAACATGGGGAGGAGTCATTGCCGACACTAATCCTCCGGATGCAGAGCATTGGATTTACCAAAGATTTGAAACAAAGAGACCTAATAATCATGAGATATTTAAATACGAACCCGCAGTTATAGAAGTTACATCTGATTATGTTGGCGATACTGATACTGCAACATCTTTGGATGGCATTAAGTATGTACAGAACAAAAACGCTGATTACATTAAAAACTTACAAAAATCAGACTATTACATAAACGGTGTTCAGTCTTCTACGACAGAAGATATAAAGGTATTTTTTCAAGGTCAGTACGGAATAGTCAGGAAGAACAAGAGAGTGTACCCAGAATACAACGATCAGATTCACTGTGTGCCAAGTATCTCATACAGCAAAATGACTGAACTTGGCATGGGTTGGGATTTTGGAAACACCCCAGCTGTCGTGCTTTGTCAGTTATCGGTTCATGGACACTTCATGATTCTTGATGAATTGGTTTGTGAAGGTGGCGGATTGGATGCGTTTTGCAGTGAGATTGTTGTCCCTCACCTCAATCAGAATTATTCGGGATGGCAGAACAATTTTAAGAGCGTAGGAGACCCGGCTGGTATTGCGGAGTCGCCTACAGATGCAAAGACTTGTTTTCAGATACTCGCAAAGAATGGAATAAGAACATCTGCAGCAAAGACGAACGCATTAATACCAAGAAAAGAGGCTGTTTCGTTCTTCCTGCGAAGGATGAGCGGTGGGCGTCCTTCGCTAATGATTTCGCCTAAAGCGATTGTCGTTAGAAAGGGTTTTAACGGTGATTATTTTTATCAACGAGTACAGGTAAAGCACGATGAAAGATACAAAGAAGAGCCTTATAAGAACTATGCGAGTCATCCGCACGATGCTTTGCAATATATTGCGATGGAGTATCAAACAAGGTGCGAAATGCCGAAGACGATTAACAGAAACGAATTGATGGGTACATTGATTTCATGAGAGAAAAAATTAACGAGTGGATAAAAAAAGATCGAGAAGCAGTTGTTAATTTTATTGCGAATCTTTCTATGGATCGCAAAAAAGAAGATGTGATTAGCATTGTTTTACCAGATTTTAAACAAGAGGAAATTAAGCGTGACGGCATGGCTTAGTCCTCAACAGAAGAGAGAAGAAAGAAAGCGAGACAAAGAAATGTGGAAAAAGCAGCGAACACCATGTGAGATCGTATGGGATTACGTAGAAAAGGATGAGCGCAAATTTATTTTACATTTAAACGTAAAGAGGAAATCAAATGACAACTGAATCAGAAACAAAGAAACCAAGAATCTCGAAAGAGAAAGAAGCATTAATCAAAACCGTTGAAAAGCTTGGCATATCTGCTGAAGGATTATCTGACGCAGATCTCCTGAAAAAGGTCGTAGAAGAGTTTAGCAAAACAAACGATAAACTCGTTGGAAAACTTGCTGACGCAGAAGAATCTTCGATTAAGAAATACTCAAGCGAAATCGAGCACAACATCAAAGATCAAGAACTGATCATTCGATTAATGCAAATGGGCGTACCAAACTTTTATCTTCACCTTTTCCGTGATGAAGACCTTGTTTTGAGCGACAGGGAAATTTGGTCAATCGTCAATGAAAGCGGAATCAATCCTTACGTGAACGTTCAGGATTTATTCAAGGTTCAGAAGCACTTTAAAGCAGCCGCCAAAAAGAAACGTAAACGCGGTTAATGTGAGCAAACGAAATGAACTACAAGGTTGACAGGTCAAAGGATAAGGTTGACAAAATAAAGGATATTGACAATGAAGTTGTCAAAAAGCAGATAGAGGCATGGAAAAGCAGGTTTCAGGACAATAATTCTCGCGGTAGGGAGATGATAGGATTTATCACGCAGGGTGATCAGTGGGATTCCGTGCAGACCACAGAAAGATGGCTGGCCAATAAAGAGAGTCTGACATTTAACATATGCTGGAAAGAGATGAAGAGAATGAAGTCTCAGATAAAAGAGATCGAGTTCTCTGTTGATGTTTTCCCTACTACGAAGCAATCAGAAGAAAACGTTGAGGAAACAAATGCTTTTCGTATATTGATGGACAATATTGTTTTAGAGAGATCTGTCATCGCTAAGGTAAGCGAAACATTCGAAAAATGCGTTGACTATGGATATTCTTTTGGTCAAGTAGATTTCAGAAGAATAAGTAATGATGATCTGTCTCTATATCCAGTTTATATCGCTCACAAAGACCCATCAATTGGGTTTTGGGATTTAAACGCATACACACCAACAAAGATTGATGGTAGATATTCGGGAATCTCAAGAGTTTTAACCGGAAAAGAACTAAAGAGGAAGTACTCGGACAAAGAATTAAAAAAGTGCATGGTAAAACCTCAGGGGAATGTCGTCACTGATTACTGGTTCAGACAAGAGGTAAAGAAGACATTTTGTCTACTGTTGAGTGGCGTTTATAAACGAAAAGACCTCCTAACGTTTGACGATAAAAACAATTTGATGACATACGATAGGCTAAGGCTTCTCAAGAAAGCAGATGAAATACATGATGATTGTGAATTAGAAACGCAAGGGACAGTTGATTGCATATATTTCAAGCGAATTTGTAATGATATCAATATTGAAGAACCTAAAAAATTCCCGACAAATGATTTGCCAATTTTATATCACCCAGCAGGAACTTTCTGGACGCCAGATAACCCAACATTTACTGTTCCTTTTGGGTATCACCTTCAGGGCGCTCAAAGGCTTTACAATTACATAAACTCACAGATTGCCACACAATCAAAAGCATGTACGTCTGATAAGTATTTATTTAGCCCAGAGCATGTGGAAACTCAAACACAAATAGATGGAGCAAGAAACATAAACAAATTAGAGGGTGGGATGGTTTTTGGAGGAAATACAGCAACAATACGAAGAGAAAGACCAGCTGAGCTTTCGATGTCGCTTATTCAAATGTCACAAACTATGAAACAGGTTGTTGATGAGATTGGCGGTGCAAGTGTTGACGCAAACAATGCGCAGCAGACTGTAATTTCTGGTGTGGCATTGGATAAAATAACAAAGAATATGAAAGTCATTAATGACGAAGCAATTGCATCGCACATCATATTTTTCAATGATGTTGGCAAATTGTTTGGTCAAATGCTTCCGCTGATCGTTACAGAACAGAGAAGTATGGTAGTAAAGATGAAGGATGGAACAGGAAAACCTATCGTTATCAACGAAGAGCTTGGTACTGGCGAGATAGGAAACGATATTACGGATATTGGGAATAGGTTTCAATATGAAATAAAGGCTGGTCCTACTACAGGTATGGAAAGTGAAAACGTAACGCGATATCTTTCTCAGATTTATCAACTTAATCCTCAGTTATTTTCTACAACTGGCGACATATTCCTAAGAAACTTAAATTGTAAGGATGCTGGAGAATTATCATTGCGTATGTTGGCTGATATGGATCCCAACTTGGTTAAATTCTCTCAAGGATTGATGACGCAAGAAGAATATTCACAAGCAAAAGCTCAATGGCAACAGCAACAGCAACAAGCTCAAATCGATGCCCTTAAGGCTGACCCCAATTATCAATCAGCGGTTGCGGTTGCGGCTGCCGAACAAGAAAAGGCATCTGCTGCCAAAAAGAACGCTGACACGAATCGAATCAAAGAATTGGCTCGCGCTATTGGAGATGAGGCGGACAGGGATATTGAGGTCGCTAAACTTATGCTTCAATCTGATCAAGCTGAATCCGCAAAAGCGGTTAGTCAGCTTAATGCTCAACTATCTGTAAATGATCAAATGATCGACAGAATGCGCGAAGTAATTGGCGATAATGATTTGGCTTTGCAGGGTGAAAATCAACCTGGCGCGCCAAATCCTTCTGGTGAAAATCCGCAGCTCCCTCCTCAGGCTCAGGAAGGAGAGCCTAATGCTGGCCAAGCAAACCCGTAAATTTGTGGAAATCCCAATTAACGAGGGAACAAAACCAGAATGGGAAACTAGGCTTGGATATCCAAAGCTATTCAATATGTTTGTTGGAGAGGATGGGATGCCTCATTGTATGGCGTGGAGAAAAAGTTTAACTGGTAATTATGAGATTGAAAATGTAAGGGCGATAATCGAAACAAAATATCAAAGGGGTTCGTATTTAATCTTGACGTCCGATGTTTTTTTGAGATTAGATAAAAACGGGAGGATGAATGTAATAAGTGTTGTAAAGAATAACAATCAACCTGTTCAGATTGCGGAAAATCAACAGTTTCAGGTCGGCTTTGTCGATGGACAAAATTTCTATGTATATACTCAGGGAACCAATGAACTATTGGTGATGGGTGAGGATCAAGGGTTTTCTTTTACATCTCCTATATCAATAACCATTATTAATAATATTGCAATTGTTCTTGATAAAGACACTGGTGAATGGGCAATATCAGAGCCAAATCAAATGCTTTTGTTTCCAGCACTTGATGGCGAGCAGAGAATATCAAGCGCATTGGGTGGGGCTAGAACATTAAACACTATAAACGATAATCTTTACATTTTTGGATCAACTGGAGTTGAAAAATGGATTCCAAGCTCCGGTAATAGCCCTTATCTTTTTCCATTTGCAAAAGACAACAGCTTTAGGATTGATTTTGGCGCAATTTCAGTTAATGGGTCAGATCAAGGATTTAGTGAACTGTATTTTGTATCATCAAATCTAATTCCAATGGTTTTAACGAGTGGTGGAGTTCAGCCAATCGGCGGAACTGGAATGGCAAAAGTATTTTCAAAATACCCAGACAATACTATATTAACATGTAATTTTTATAAGTTTCTTGGTAATTATTTTTTCCATGTTTACTTCCCTGTATCAAATATATCGTGGGTATATTGCACAAATTCAAAAACATGGTCATTAACAGATGATCATGTTGTCGCATCTGTTACTCGCGAAAATGTAGTAGCTGATCGATCTGGTATTTTTATGTTAACAGACGATGATTCATTCGCAGTAAGCAAAAAAAGAGAGTTTCAATCAAAAAGATTGACAGACTATAAGGGTACAGAAACTTACAGGATGCTGTTGAACGCAGTAGAAGCAAGAATAATACAGGGATATAAGCAGTTATCAACGGTTGAGCCTCAACACTTAAGATTAAACATTTCACTTGATTCCGAGAAATGGCTAAATCCTGTCCCAATGCCAATTGGAAATACTGGCGAGCGAAATGCGGTAACAATTTGGAGAACAAATTTATCTAGTCATGAATTTACTGTAAATCTTCAATACCAAGGCCAATATAGAGTAACCATTGAGAAGTTAACAGCAATTATTAAATAGGAGATATGTTATGCAAGAGAATGAAAGTCAGGAATTAGACAACGAAGAATTACCGGAATCGGTTGTTTCTCAACCTGAAAGAGATATAGAAAAAGAAAAGCTAGAAGCGTCAATTAAAAATAGATTGAAAGTTGAAAGGCAAAAAACAGAAGCAGAAACAAAGAGAGCTGAAGGATTAGCAAAACAACTTAATGAGCTTCAGAGGAAATTCGAGTCAGGAAAAGCTACGTCAGAAGAATCTGCTGAATATGTTTCTACAAATAATGTAGAGCAGGAAGCGAGAAGCAAAGGAATCCCGCCAGAAGCTTTGCCTGGTATTATTGAAGAACATCTTCAGATACAAAAGCTTCAGACGAATGTTGCTGATGCCGCTGAAAAAGACCCTGAACTAAAGTCCTTACTTAATGACCCAAATTCGTTAAAAAAAGTTTCAGAAGAAGAGCTGATGCTGTTGAAACATCTTGATAACGCGCCAGCAGTTTTCAAGCATTTACTTAAAGACCCTAGAGATCTTCAAACATTTAAGGCGGCGGAAAGAGCATGGGGGAATGGAGACGGAGGCGTTGCATTTATGACATTCATCAACAATTTAAGCCGACAACTTGACTCAACTGCAAAATATCCTCATCCGCCAAGATATACGCCTTCTGTTAGCTTGGATGATGTTGGTGCGCCAGATTCATTTAATCTTGAAAATTATATTAACGATAACTTTTAATTGACAATTTAATTTATGTCTGATACATGTGAATTAATAATAAATAATCAGTCTTCCTTAGACTATAAATAAGAGGGCTCGTGCCATCGTCACCTCAGAGACGTTAAATCTGACGCCTTCCTAAGGCGTTAACGAAGAGGGCTTAGGCCGTCGTCTTATAGCAAGACGTTAAAAATGCAGATTTTACTCAATCTCAATTTAACGTTTTACTAGGAGACATTTGTGTCTAACCAACAACTATTTTCAAATCTTATCGCCCATTCTCAAACTGACTTTTTTGAATTAAAAGACCCTATTTACGCAACCTGTAACAAAAAATACCAAGGCATGTTTGAACAAAAAGAATATGCTATCGGTGGAAGCGTTGATATTAAAATTCCTGGCTCCCCTGAAGTTCAGACTGGTTTAGTTGTTACGGCGACAGATATACAGGATTTAACTGTAAGCTACACAATCACTGAAGATGACATCTTGAGCGTTACTCGTAACTTAAACTCAGATGAGGCATTATTCAACATCATCTCAAGCGACAAAGCATTGACTGATCAGCAGCAAAAAGCTGTAGTCGATAACTACGGATTCCCAGCGTATCAAGCATTGGCCGCAAAAGTTGCAGAGCGTTCCGCAACTGAAATGCTGACAAGCGCTTATCTGACACCTATTGATGGCATTGAAAAACTTAAACCATTAAATAACTATGATGCAGTTGCAAGCATTGAAACCATGGCTGAAGATTTACACTTCGGCAATGAACGTTATTTGATGATGAACACAAGAGATTCTCAGCTTGTGTCAAGCTCATTACAAAATATGTTCAACCAATCAATAAACGAAAAGATCACAAAAACAGCACGTGTTGGTGGAGCTGAAAAAGGTCGATTAGCAAACTTTGACGTTTGGAGATCAACCTCATTAAGACGTCATACGGCAGGTGTTAGTGCTGGTCTTGCTGGAATAACAGTTACAAGCGTAGCAACTGGCGGAGCATCAATTGTGCTTGCTGGCGTTGCATCTTCCACAGCTGTTCTTGTTAAGGCTGGTGATTTGATTTCTATCCCAAGCGTATATCTTTGTGACGACATTAGTCATTCTGAAATTCCTTGGAGATTAGTTGTTAAAGCTGCTGAAGACGCAGTTGGTGATGGTGCAGGAAACGTTTCAGTTACCCTGTCATTCCCATTGATGGCATCAGGCGAGCATCAGAACGTCATGGCATTACCAGCACCAGGTGCAGCAGTTGATATCTATCCTTCTTATGATCAGAACTATGCGTATATGCCAGCTGGCATGAGCGTTGTTGCATTGAAAATGCCTCCTATTTATGGCGCAATCAACTCTGATACAAGAAATAAGACAGCAAAATTGAGTCCTGGATTTCCTGTGCACGTAACAATGCAGGGCGCATCTTTGGCTCTTTCAAATAACTATCGTATTTACACTTTAGTTAAGACAAAGGCTTTTGCTCCTTACATGCTCACAATTCCAAGTGCTGCATTGTAAAAAAACTTTAGGGGCGTATTTTGTGCGCCCCTCTAACTTATTTCGAGGATTAAGAAATGTCCGCATTGCAGCTAACACCAAAGGGATGCACATATTTAAGAACTGATATTTCAGAACAACAGCTTAGCCAGAATTCAATTGAGCTTACGCTTGATTCTGATAACGCTGTCGCTACATCAGATACTCCAAAGTTGAAACTTGATGGTACCGGAAGAGCATATTTAACTGGCGCAATTAGACTTGCTGCTGGCTCACCAACTGCTGGAGATACGTTATTTACATTGCCAAGATGGGTTATACCGGAAAAAGATTTTTTCTTAACGGCATTGAAAGAAGCAACTGGAACGGGTGTATTCTCTGGAGCTGGCGTAAATATTTTAAATGATTCTAGCGGCGTAGAGGGCGCAACGGTTGATATTCCTGGCTCATATCAAACAATGCCAACAATTGGCCTAACAGGGAACGGTTCTGGTGCTGTATTGGTTCCACGAGCATACGCATTAAGTGCCACGCTTCTAGGAAATCCTACCGGAGATACAAGCAATGCTCCAGGTGATCTTATAACTCTCGCAGATAGTTCATCTACAGAAATTGCTACTGTGTTGAGCGTAACAAATACTGGCGTATATTCAGCGACCATCACAGCTGGCGGAACTGGTGGAACACCCGGGACACAAACTGTAACAGGTACAACTGGTACTGGCACAAAGTTTACGGCTAGCGTAACAGTTTCTGGCGGTGGCGTTATAACAGCCATTCTATCAATAGTCAGTGCCGGTGTTTATACCGTAAACCCAACATTATTGACGGCTGAACCAGTGACTGGTGCAAGCTTAGTTGGAGCAACGCTAAATATTCATATGAAGCCAGTAACACTTGCCGTGCAAACAGCTGGTAGTTATTTGAATTTCTCAACTCCAATTTCTCAAAGTGGAACCGCAAATCCATCTGGAGCAGGTGGTTGTACTTTCAGCGTTTTATGGGGTCTTTTATCTTTAACGGCAACATCTGCTGGCACAGGATATGACGATACATCTGGAATAGCGATAACTGGTGGTGGTGGCTCTGGCGGTGGTGCTGCAACATTGATTCTATCTGATGTTGGAACAGTAGCGTCTCAATCAACTGGTGTGTTGGCTATATCTGCATCCACAAATGATGTGTTGCACTTAGATGGTGCCGTATTTTTTGTTAAGTCATATTGAGAAATGAATGAAGGTACAGCAAATATTGACCAATGCAATATACGATTCCTTGCAAGATAGGAAGTTCGAGAAAATTGTTGACGGTGGATATTTGCTGGCTGCCCTTAATCATCTGAATAACATATTGGATGAATGGAAAGATTTAATACCATACGCAAGCAGCGCGACATTTACGAACGTTGAAAATCTTGAAAATACAACTTTCGTAG